CTGATCGTGAGAGCTCATCCAGCTTTGATAATCGTTCCTCCAACATCTTTTCAAATTCTTCGTCATAAATATTATCATCCTCCTCGGCTCTGCGGTGAAGTTCCTCCATGGTCTTTCTGCGGAGTTCGTTCAGAGCATCTGCGGAGTTGGAATGGTATCTTTGTGTTCGGGTGTAGTTTTCGACAGTGTCGCTTATCATTCGTGAGGTTTCATCTGGATTATGCATAATCGACCTCCTGGATGTATTATTTTAGATTTTCGCGAAGATTTTCTATTGCCTCCTGCAAATCCTTATATGTTTCGTCCGAGCTATTGTGTTCGTCCTGCATAAGTGCAAATGATAGCATGGTTAAATCGAATGAGATATTGTAGTCGCCCTTGTAATTCTCCTCGTCCTTTGACATTTCAGAAACATAAGCCATATCCTCTTTTAATTCATCGATACGCTCCTTGGCCTCGTCGTAATCGATATCATAAGCAAGGTAAGATTCTGCTACTTCAATGGCTTCCTTTGCACAGGCAATAGCCTTGTCGCTTGCAGGAGTGGAACTGCCGCCGCACCCGGTAAGTGAAAGAGCAATGACAATTATAAATAAAGAAAGATATTTTTTCATCCTATTTCTTTCCTTTCCTCCTCCGGTACCACTCGAAGGATATTATTTTCCAGAAGCCTTCCTCAAACCTTCTGCTGCAACAGGAGGCACATCGTAAGGCTGCTCTCTTAGCAATTCTTTGGTTTTACCGATTATAATATCCTGATTATCTTCAGTGAGCTTAACAAAGGCATTGAGTAGTTTTTTCTCCGTGTTTGTTATCGGTGGGACTTGCCCTAATAGATAATCGGTTGACACATCCAATGCCTGGGATAATTCTATCAAATCTTCGAGAGAGGGTTGGATATCTCCCTTGCAATATTTTTCGCACTTTTCCTGATTGAATGATACCCTTTGGCTCAATTCTGAAATGCTCATCCCTTTTGTGTCTAACGATTTCTTTATCCTATGCGTAAATACATCTCTTAGCGACTCATCAAAAAAGAAGTAAAAGAAACCACCACTCGCTTCCTTATCTTTGAGGATGGTCAATCGTCCTTCTGTTCCGATTAAAGTCTCTAACGAAACACCGAACAACCTCGACATTGCGGCCAAAGTATTAACATCCGGAGTTCTTCTGTTCTGCTCGTACATTCCGATGGTGCTTGGGGAAATAGAAAGCTTATCGGCGAGCTCTTTTTGGGTTAGGCCATTGATTTCGCGGTAATGTCTGATTGCCGCACCAATATCTTCCATAAGCAATACCTCCTTGATACTATATATTGTAGCACACATTTTGTGTGAAAACTACACACCACACGAAAAGTGCAAAAACCTATTGACACCACACATATAGTGTAGTATTATTACAACAGGCACACAAATAGTGTAGAAAGGAGACGGCATGAAGAATCAAAATTTAATCGCTCTTCGTAAGAACAAGAAGATGTCCGTAGCTGGTATGGCTGGCGTTATCGGAATATCCGAATCTTACTACGAGAAAATAGAGCATGGTACACGAGCACCGAGCTATAATTTCCTAGTGAAATTTAAGAAAGCGTTCCCAAATGAAGACGCAGAGCAAATTTTTTTGTCTCAAAATCACACACTATGTGTAGATGAATAGTTTTAAGTTAATTATACGACTGGGAGGTGAAGAAATAAATGGGAACGAACCCTACGAAAGCAGCGGACAATGTCTACTGCCGGTGCCGAAAAGAGGCTGCAAAGTACAATGACAGGCTACATTCGAGAGAAGGAGCCTCAGAATTGTTAGGATACAGCCCTTCATCCTTAGCGGGATGGGAATTAGGAACAGACAGACCGTCGCCGGAAGCTGTGATGTTAATGTCAGACTTATATCATGCTCCAGAGCTGAGAAATCATTATTGCCGGAATGAGTGTCCTCTTGGAGGAGATACACCGGAATTGAGCATCTGCGAGCTTGATAGAATTACAGTCAAAGCAATGGCGTCGTTGAGAAAAATATCTCACGTACGAGAACAACTGTTGGATATAACCGAAGACGGAAATATTACGGAAGATGAAAAGCCTGCACTTAAGGACATTATAAAGACCCTTGATGAACTGAGTTCAATTGCGCAGAGCTTAAAGGCATGGACCGAGAAGAACCTTTAGAAAGGAGAATAGCAATGGAAGTAGCAAAAGCGGAGCGTTCGTATTACGACGTCAATGAGGTTATGGAAATGCTTGGTGTCAAAGAAGACAAAGCATACAAAATTATGAGAGCGATTAAGCAGGAACTCGTCAAAGACGGAAAACTTATAGCGGATTACCCCGCTGGCAAGGTACCGAAGAAATACTTTGATGAGCGTTGTTGTATCGCACATTAAAGGAGGTAGAAAAGTGGCATATTACAGAGAATGTGGTCTATGCGGATGCGCATTGGATCCCGGAGAAAAGTGCGATTGTGAAAAAGAAGCACAGGAAAAGCAGGAACAGTTACAGAAGATGGTTTTTGTTGGTCGGAATGGCCAGTATGCATTTGGATTTACAAAGGAGGCGAGAAGCGTTGAACAGGCAGTTGTTTAGGATGTCCTCGCTGATAGTTTTTGCAGGAATCGTCAGTTCCACATTGCTCGTGATGGCACAGGGCAAAGCAGAAACGGAGGCAGGGGTTATTGAACATCCTACGGAGCAGGTTTTATTCACGGAGGTTACGGTAGAAGCAATTACGGATGTACCGGTAGTGCAGGAAATGGAAGCGGAAGAAATAACGAGCAGTACGTACCCGAAATTCTCCTATAGCAAAGATTGGGATTACGAAGATACTTATCTTTTGGCCAAGATAGCTATGGCAGAAGCGGAAGGCGAGAATGTTCAAACGAAAACACTTGTTATATTAACAGTTCTGAATCGAGTATGGTCAGAGGAATTTCCGAACACCATCGAAGAGGTAATCTTTGAAAGCCACCAGAATAGCAATGGCAAGACGGTATATCAGTTCAGCCCGGTAATCCCTGGAGGACGCTGGTGGACCACAGAACCTAATGAGGAATGTTACGAAGCGGTAGAGGTTGTAAGAACTGCTCTTTACGACTATTCCGGCGGGGCGCTGTATTTCGAGAGTAGTGAATATGACAGTTGGCATAGCAGAAACCTCGAATTCTTATATCAGTCCGAAAATATGAAATTTTACAAATAGGAGGGAGAAAATGAGTGACCGCAAAATGTATAGACTGTCAGCTGGCGTGGAACATCAGTGTATTACAGAAGATTCCAAAGTCCGGTTATATTTGTCCGAAATGCGAAGCGAAACGGAAGAAAGAAAAACCGTCTTCGACAAGATATTCACGGTAATCCTCGAATTGTTTTATAGCTTCTCGGTAAGCTATTTTGTCGGAGATTGGGCTATTGAATATGCATACAAAGAAAGAGGCTATGTTGCCTACGGCGGCGAGTACCTGCTGATAGGAATGGTATTCGTTATAAGCTTTTGGGCAATCAGCAAATTCTTGGAAAAGAGGTAGTAATGGAAGTCACTAAGAAAGAAGTTGAGGAACTGCTTGAATGCGAGATATCAGATGAGTTATTTACTGACGCATTGGCTTATGCCAAAAAGAAGCAGGCCTACTCATACGAGAGAGAAAAGCGAGATGTGATTATGCAACATTGGTATTTGGTTAAGCTCACTGAAGAATGCGTAAGAGCATTGGCTTTCTCAAGATTCACAATGGATTTATGCGAAACGCTGAACAATATAGAAAAAGAGCGCTCGGTTAAAAACCAAAGCACTCCTACCACCAGCTATATTGTACCACAGCAGACCGCTTTAAATCAATAGATTTTATAATACGGAGGTACAAATATGCAAAACAACAGAGCACTTGCTGAGATTCAGCAGAAGTATGCCGGATGTAATCTTCTTATGCCGGCTTCGACGGAAGTTCAATTAAATCCGTTCTACAAAATTACGGTCATGGAAGTGCCCGTAGATCTATCAGAAAATAGCGGGGATGTATTCAAAGTCGGTTCTGTGAAACAGACACAGAACGGAAGAGATGTCTATGTTGATACATTTTCTCCTGCAAAACCCCTTTTAATGAAGTTAGCAGCTGCAGCTGGTATCCAGTTCGACCCGGAACGTACTTATGGAATAAGAGAAAATCAAAATCGCTACAAGGCAAAAGCCTTTGGAGCTATGCGTATGCCGGATGGAAATGGAAAGACACATGCAGATGAGAAAGTAATTGACCTCGATGATGAAGAGGCAAATTTCAGAGTTGAATTTATGGATAAGTCCATTAAAGGCATTACCGATGAAAAAGCCGCCAAAGCCGCTGCGGAAATGTTCAAGGGCAAATGGATTGACGCCACTAATAAGTGGGGAAAGGCTTGCAAGGCTTACGTAATCGATGATTGTGACAGAGAGAAGTACATCGAACGCTCGGTATTAGTGAATATGACCTTGCTTAGAAAGACGGCGGCTGAAAAAGCCATGACCGGAGCTATCAATAGAGTAATCCGAGCATTGACCGGTCTTAAAGGGCAGTACACAAGAGCAGAGCTTGAAAGACCTTTTGCTATTCCGAGAGTTACATTCGCTCCTGATTATACTGATCCAGAGGTAAAAAGAGCATTTCTGACGCAGGGAATGAACTCTATCGGCTCATTGTTTGGGGCTCAAGCAATGCCTCTTACAACAACACCAGCATTGGAAGTGTCAAGTAGCCTATCGGGTGGAGACTCGATGTTTAATCCGGAAGAATTTGCCGATAATCCTGCTTTTGCCAGTGACATGGTTACGGATGATGAAGGCAATATGGAACAGCCGGAAGGAAATTGGTTCGACCAGAACCCGCAGGATGCTCCTCGCGAACAGCCTGCACCACCTCAACAGGAAACATCGGGTTATGTATGTGACAACTGCGGGGCAGAAATAAAAGAGAATGTATATTCTTATTCGATTGATAAATTCGGAAGACCTTTGTGTATCAAATGTCAGAGGGGAGGACACTAATGAAAATCATCAGAATTACTGCAGATAATGAGATTTCCACTTGTGATTTTCCGGAAGGGAATATATCAGCTGTGAATAGCCAGTTATATGACCTTATCGGCCCGAAATGTGAACTAATGGAACATGTAATGCCTAATCGACTTTACAAGGTTCTCGGAGCTTCCAACAGACCGGGAAAAGAGATGGGAAGCTGCACAAGCATGTTAATGGATGAAGAGGCTTGCTATCACGATTTAGAAGTAAATGTGGTTGCGAGCTGGTTATATGAAAGCGATTTGCACGGACACCCGATTAGGGGGAATATCCTTATAATCGGAGAATGTTGGGGAAGTGACGGATTAGAGTTCTGCGGCATGTCAGATGAACAGTTTAATCTCTTATATCCGAAACTTGAAGCACTTACGAAGAAAGCGAGGTTACAACATGAAAATATTACACACAGCTGATTGGCACATAGGCTCATTCAAAGGTCCGGAACAGGACGGAGTAAATCTCCGTTCTGTAGATACTCTGAATTGCCTTAATGAAATGGTAAGAGTGGCAGAACAGGAAAAGCCACAGTTGACATTGGTATCCGGCGACATCTTCCACCAAGCAGAGATATGGCAGGGCAGAAGCCATAGAGAAGTGTTGCAGGCTCGTGAAATCATCATGAAGCTGGCAAATGCTTCCGAGCATGTAATTGTTATGCGGGGCACACCGAACCATGATTCAGAGGAAGCCTTCGACGAATTAAAGGCCCATTTCGAACTGGTAAGCAACGTTACGGTTGTTACTACTCCTGATGTGATAAACACACCGTATGCCAACGTAGCAGTTTTACCGGGCTTTGATAAAGGAGCTTTCAGAGCAAAGTTCCCTGGCTTATCCAAAGAGGAAGAAAACATTGTATTCACGGATGAAATTGGAAACATTGTATCAAGCCTTGGAATGATGAGTAAGCAGGAACATAAGCTGGCAATTCTTATGTCGCACTACACAATTCCTGGTTGTAACACCGAAAGCGGACAAACTCAGTTTCTTACTCAGTTTGAGCCTATCATTACACAGGATGTATTGTTGGCGGCCAATTATGACCTTGTTGCCATGGGACATATTCATAGACCGCAGGTTATACCGAATCTGAAGAATGTTTACTATTCCGGCGCCATAAACGCTATGAACTTCAATGATGAAGGACAGGAACGAGGCTTTTGGGTGCATGAATTTAGAGAAGATTATGTGAGACAGGAATTGACCTATGAAACTTCGGTATTCCACAAAACACCGTATCGCCAGTTCTTAACAATCACTTGGGAGCAGGAAGATGTGGAAAGGTCAATTACGAATCCGGAAATGCTTCCTATGGAATTTGCTCAGCAGGGTGTGGCTGATAAAATCGTGAGAATTATCTATAGTTGCACAGCCGATCAGAAGAAAGCAATCAGCACTTCGCAGATTGAGAAGGCTCTTTATGAGGCAGGAGCATTTTGGAAATCGGATATAGCAATGGATAAGCTGGAGGGTGCCAACAGAACGGAATTGTCGAAGTTTGATGACCCGGAAACAAATTTGATTCAGTACCTTACTGAGAAAATGGTTGAGCCGGATAAAATCGACCAGATTATAGAACTGGCAAGACCGATTATAGCAAGAGCATTGGCCAGCGATTCCACCTCGGATGTGTTCGGTACCTTTGTTCCAAAAGAAATTGCTGTAAAGAATTATCGTAACTATGTAGAGGAGAGTTTCTCCTTTGAAGATATTAGCTTCTGCACCATCAACGGACAGAACGGAGCAGGAAAGAGCAGCTTGTTTATGGATGCAATTCTCGACTGCTTGTACGAAGAACCGAGAGAGGGTTCCAACACCGGTTGGATTAGAAGTGATGAAAAGGCTCGTTCCGGATCCATCAGCTTCACATTCGGACTTGGAGAGAAAACCTACCGTGTTGTTAGAACGAGAGCAAAATCCGGGAAGGGTACCCTTAATCTGTCAGAGTTGGTTGAAGGCGAGTGGCTTGACCGCTCGAAAGAGAAGTACAAAGATACGCAGGATGAAATTGTTAAGGTTCTCGGAATGGATAGCCTTACATTTAAGGCTTGCGTACTAATTATGCAGGACCAGTACGGATTGTTCTTGGAAGCCGGCAAAGATGTGAGAATTGATGTGTTATCGAACCTTATCGGCTTGGAAGTCTACAACGTCATGGAAGATATGGCCAAGGATGAGCTTGGCATATTGAAGAGAAAAATCGCAGGACAGAAGAATACAATTTCTGTTCACGAAAGCACGATTGCCGGCTATGGCTCTCCACAGGATGAACTTGCAGTGGAGGAAGGACTTCTTGCAAGTCACAATCAGGAATTGGCTGAACTGGGAAGACAGAAAGAGGAAAAGAGCGTTGCTCTCCGCTTGCATACGGAAGCCTCAGAAAGAAGAAAGAAGGTTGAGACGTCTGTTAATACCTTGAAGCAGAAAAAGGCTTCTACAGAGCAAATTATAAGCGCTCTCGCATCCACAATCAGTAGTTGTGACACAGCATTATCCTCCGAAGCTGAAACAATGGAAAAGGCTGAACGTCACAGAGTTTTGGTTGAGATGGATAAAGACCTTGTGGAAGCTGCTACAGTGTATCAAACCAAATCGGAAGAGTTGATAAGGCTGAGAAATCAGATTGCGGCAGAGCAGACGGCTATTTCCAAACTGGAAGCTGAAAAGATTGCAAAACAATCCGAATTGGATAAATTACAGTCCTCGGAAGATGATGAGTTAATCCGCACAAAAGCTGCAGAGTATGAAGCCATGAAGAAAGAGCTGGATGCGGCTTATGAGAGGGAAAGAGCTTATCGCACTGTGGAGCAGGAACTTGCAATGGCAAGAAGTGTTCAGCAACAGATTGTTGCCGGATACAATTCGGACATTCGTGGTATGCAGCTTAATGAGTCTGGATTGAAAGCAAAAGCGGAGCTTCTGGCCAATGTCGAATGTGTTGATATTGAGAATGCTCGATGCGGTTTCCTTGCGGACGCTATATCAGCAAAGAAGCTGTTGGAAAAATATCCGGAATTCTATGCTGAAAGGGATAAGGTTCACGCAGAGAAAATTGCTCCTGCAAATGCAGAGGTTGAGAGGTTGGAAAAACAACTCGCAGAAATGGAATACGACAAAGACGAAGTATTTACCATTTCGGCCAAAATATCAGAGTTGAAACCTTACTACTTTAAGCTGGCCGAACTCAATCAGAGAGAAAGCCAAATTGCCTTGATTAGA